TAAACGAGAAGGTAGCATCATTCGTGATGCAATATCTCCTGCTTGTTATGAATTGGCAATTTGGTATGCTAAACTTGCAGAATTGTTGGACAATAGCTTTATTAAAACTGCTTATGGTGAGTGGTTAGATGCTAAAGTAGTTGAAGGTGGATTAACAAGAAGGCAAGCAACTTATGCTATTAAACGAGGAACATTTTTGGACTCATTAGGGAATCCTGTTGATGTTCCAATTGGTACAAGGTTCAGCACTATTGGCATGGATACGATTTTGAATTATTCAATTGTTTCTGCATATACTGATTCTGAATCTGATGAAGTTGTTGCTGGTGATTATAACCTTCAATGTGAAACAGCAGGCACTGTTGGCAATAGTTATGTTGGGCAATTACAACCAATTGAATTTGTTGCAAGGTTAGCAAATGCAACAATTAGTACTTTAATTACTCCTGGTACTGATACTGAGAGTGATGATTCATTGCGTGAAAGGTTTTTGTCCCAGGTTGGTAAAAATGCATTTGGTGGTAATGTTACCCAATACAAACAATGGATTATGGAATATACTGGTGTTGGTGCAGTTCAAATATATCCTATTTGGGCAGGTGGTGGAACAGTCAAAGTATCAATTTTGGATGTTGATTATAATAAATGTTCTGATGAATTTTGTGACCAATTAAAACAATATTTAGACCCTGAAAATCATGATAATCCTGATACCGAACAACATGGATTAGGCATTGCACCAATTGGGCACAAAGTTACTGTATCAACACCTAATGAATTGGCAATTAATATTTCTGCCACAATTACTTGTTTACCTGGTTATAATGTTGCACAATTAAAACATGATATTGAACAAAAAATAAATGAATACTTTTTGAGAATGCGTCAAGAATGGGATGTTGGCGACACATGGAATAAATATACGTCAATTGTTTATGTTGGTCGTATTAGTTATAATATTTTAGAGGTTACCGGTGTAAGTAGTGCTTATGATATAACATTAAATGGTGATGTTAAGGATATCACTTTATTGCAAACTGCAGAAGTTCAACAGATACCGGTTTTAGGGGAGTTGAATATCAGTGATAAGTCGCAAGGTTAATTTAGCAAAATATGTTCCTCGATATTATAATGGCATTTTGGAAATTGATACAATAATTGATACTGAAAACAAAGAGTTTGAAGAAATGGGTATAATGTTCAGGAAGGCAATTTGTAATCAATTCATTGCATTGGCCGATGAAGATGGCATTTATACTTATGAAGTTGTTTTTGGTATTGAAGCAAATCCTGAAACTGAAACATTAGAGGAACGAAGGCAGAGGCTTTTAAATAGGGCTTCTGTAGTGCCATATTATACGACAATGTTTTTACGTGCTCGATTAGATGAAATGATTGGAGCTGGCAACTATACTATAACAATTGATTATGATACTTATACAATGACTTTGGAAAGTTCAGCAGAAAATCAATTTTGGTATAATGAAGTTCATATTTTTGTTGAAAATATAAAGCCATGTAATATTGTTTTTGTTAATAAACCAGTTTTATGGCATACATTTGATTTTACTCATGAACTATATAAGTCAACTTTAACTTATAATTATGTGTTGAATGGCACATGGATTTTAGGTGAAAAGCCATTCATTAGCTA